TTTTGATGTCGTTTTCCGCTTCATCGGGATCGGGAATGCTTTCCACGATCCTTTCACACTTCCCGCACGGCTCTGAGTAGGCGTGCTTAGTGTTCGGGCTATTTTCGATACGGGCCCCGCAGAAGGCTTTCAACTGGCCCGGCAGCCTGGCGTGACAGCGAAATTTCGACCAACCGGAATCTTGGTTTTCGTAAGCCATTGATCTCAAAGCCTTTCGTGCTACACCAGTGGCGTCACGGTCTGAGCGAAATTTCGCTGAGGATTCAATTTCGGGCAATCCTTTCGCGCCAGCAGTAAACCGAGTGCCGTCGGTCGATTTTTCGGTGATGATCCACCATCCTTCGGGTAGCCACATCAGCATTCCCTCCTGTTAAATTCTCCCGCTGTTAAATCAGGAGGCTGTTTTTTTACCTTGCCTATACATAAACATTCTATCAAATCTTACTGCGATTGTAAACAGTTATTTTCCCGAAAATCTCTTCACAAGAGGACTAATGACAGATGACCAAGCTTCCCAGAAAATCACAGCAAGTGCTCCAGTCTGCAGTCCCGCTACAAAAACTGCTAGCGCCGCCATACCTGTAAAATAGCCAATAATAGTTGCCAAAATCTGTGCGATGAGAAATGCCGACGCTAATGGAACCCATTGGTATTCTCGTTTTACAGTCCACTGACTTGGCTTTTCACCTTCTGGACCATCAGGATCAACCTCTTTAGACGGTAGAAAGTATTTGATGATTTGAACAAGTGTCAGAGTGACAATCGCCATTCCAACATTTGCTGCCGATAGCGCTCCTAAAATGAAGGAGATTATTGCAGACAAGCTGACTTCTTCCATTATCCACCTCGTTGATTTTGACTCATGTTGTGTTATAAATCAAAATGCAACGAGATGAATAACAGATTTTGCGAGTCTAAGTTGTTTCTAAAGCTTCTTTTAGGTTTATTCCGAATGAAAAAGCAATTTCTTTTATTTTGTAGTATCTGTTGGGATCGCAAGGTAACGATAAATTTTGCAAAACTTCTCTAATTGATTTCGATTTCGAAACTGCTTCGATCATTCTTTCTCTTGTTATTGAAGAATAGATCTTTTTGTATCCATTTTTATTTTTTGAACCAAAGTTTTTAGTTAGACTGTGACAATTAGGGCAAAGAAAAATCAAATTTTGTATTCTATGATCATTTGACACTCCATTTTTGTGATGAAGTTCGAGCTGTAATTCTTCGCCTTCCCATCTGTCATGACTGCATTTTTCTACTAAACAATAAAGAGATTTGTCTTTTCTAAAGATACTCTTTACCTGACTTGTTGAATAAAGTGAATTTTTTATTAGAATACATTTATTTATAAAATCGTTTTTATAATACTTTGTATGAATTCTAGAATCGGTAAAATGATCTTTACCTTTCAGCGGATAATCGTTATTTTTCCAATGTTCACTTATCTTCTTCCCAATAAGCTTAGATTTAGATCTAACACCTAAACTGTTTTTTCTTCTTTGTTCGGGACATGAATTCACAGATTTTGAACAACACCATTTATTTGTTGATTTTATTAGAAAATTAGCCTCTTGACCACATCCGTAATAACACTCCATAATTTATACTCCCTTTCCCATTTCAGGTATTTGAGAGTATAAATTAGGAGGATTTCGTATGTTTTTATAAAAAAACAAATACTAATCTTGATCTAGAGGAATTTCCCAGTAAAGATAAGAACGCCAATCTTCAGGAACGTCTTTCACATGGCGGTGAAGGGTGAACACCATGAATGAGGGCTTTTTAGGCTTCCTCTGTAAAGACATTCCAGCCTGCTTTGGAGTCTTACAATCTTTATGACTATTGCAGTCGATGCAAGAAGCTACAAGGTTTGTCCATTCACTCTTGCCACCCTGAGCTTTTGGAACAACGTGGTCAATGTTGAGTGTAGCCGGAGAACCCTGCTTACCGCAATACTGGCAAGTATAGTTGTCTCTAAGTAAGACGTTCTTTCTAGTGAGCTTTACAACACTTCTCACACCAGAAAGACCTCTAACATACTCAACAAGACGTACAATAGAAGGAACCTTGATAGCAACAGAAACAGATCGCCAAGTTACATCACGTTCTGCGACGATCATAACTTTACCCAAATACCAGAGTGTGATAGCACGTTCTGGTGAAATGAGAGATACTGGTTCATAGCCACAGTTCAAAAGCAATACTCTGTCTGTCATTTTATCATGCTCCTTTCATTGTAATGGGTGATCGACGGGTACCGCCCCCGCTAATGATTGGGTCACAACCAATCGTGTTTTCTTATTCACCACGACCACCGTGTTTGAGCTCGGCTGCCTTGCACCAGCCCGTGATTTATACAGAAGCTCATTAGTCCCTGACGGTACCGCCCCGCCTTTTTCAGGGTGTAGACCTGACGTTATAACTTCTCTACTAAGAGACCATATTAATCGCACAACTTTAATTTATTAAAATATTCATTCGTAACTTTATCGTCCAGATCAACAATATTCCACGGAGAGTCTGGGTCTAGAATGCTAGAAGCTTCATCGGCAATTCTAATTTTGAATGTTTTATTGCTGCAATCTACAGACATTAAAACAATTTGTTCTTTATTTTCCTTTTTATCTATAGTTCTAGACCAAATTTGATAGTCGTCGAATTTATCTTTTACTCTAGATCCTTTAGAAAGATAGACTGCGACTGCAGAACCGTTACCATTGTCATCGCTAAAACAATATTCCCATTCACTCTCTTTAACGGGTCTATCTGACGACAGTCTTTGTTTTATGCTTAAATTCTTCAATCCATTAAATACAAGAGGAACTAGTATCAATATGGCGGTTATTAATAAACCTGTCTTCCATCTCTTATGCGTTAATCTTTGTTTTTCGCGATCAGCACGATTAAGCGGATCTATTTCACACATGCTAAAGACCTCCAATATTCATTCACTTTTTCTTCTATCAAGTACTTCCATCTGCTATGCATATAAGAATGATGTGTAGGGCACAGTGGAATCAAATTTCGCCAATCATTATTAGATCGATCATGATCGTAATGATGAACCGCAACTATTTTATCTTCAGGACAAACAACGCATTTTCTCTCATGATGTCTAAAACAAACAACTGTGTAACTTACATCTTCATCTGGTTTCCAACTACCATTATTTTCACCAGATCTAAAAAACTTATTAGAGCATGAATAGCCACAGGTTATAGCACCTCTGCTTACATGCTTTCCACAAACTGGACATGTGCTTTTTTCTAGTTTAAGACAGCATTCTATGTGCCTTTTTATATTTGTGTTCGCGATCAACCTTTTACAATTAGGACATTCGATTTTTGAATATTTCATACTAATTATTTCTTTCTCCTAGAGCTTTTTATTTATAAATTATGAGCTCTAAGAGGTTTTTCATGTCCGGGTGGCAGGAGTCGAACCTGCGACTTCCGCGCCCCAAACGCGGCGCTCTAAACCAGACTGAGCTACACCCAGATGTTTTTGCGATCAATTAGGGATTAAAAAGACCAGGAGAACCAACTGAACTTGGGTCACGGCGAGAATGAGGTCTAACATATGTTTCTTTAAATCCATCACCATCAGAATCTCTGAAATGACCTCTTACAGAAGCAGCTAGTTGAATTTCATCATTAACAATCCCTCTTGAAGAATCCCAACCTCTTTCTAGAGGCCTTGGAATTCCTCCGTCTCGATAATGAAATCCTCTACCATCAGCAAAACTAGAAGAAGTAAAAAACAAAACAAATAATATTGAAAAAATTGCCTTCTTCATGTCTTTCTCCTTTATCTACTATAGTTATTATATGGGTTTCCATCTGGATTAGATCTGACATGAGGACTTACATAGGTGCCATCTTTTCTATAATAGCCATTTACATAAACGTCTGCAAAAGCCATAGTAGCTAATGAAATAAGCATAATAAAAGCCACAATAAATTTCTTCATATTCTTTCTCCTCTTTCATCCTGTTTGATAATTGTTTTCTAGTTCGATTATATCACTTTTAAATACTATTTGTAAATCGATATTTTGTTCTTTGGCGGCAGCCCATTTAAACCTATCTCGTGGTTGAACAAATCCCTTAACTTCTAAGTATTTAAAACTTCCATCGTTATTTACCACTTTAAAGTCAAAAAGATAATTGCGTTCTAAACCGTCCTCACTAACGTATTTAATTCTATCGTTCGTATATTCCCAATCTAATATTTCGCCCGCTTCCTTCATCTTATCGAGAATCGAACACATTCTTAATTCATATGTTCCTTGAACTTTTATATTTTTATATGATAAAAACTTACAAGTTCCTCCGCTTGCTTTTCGTCCGTTTCTATAAGCCTTTTTATTGGCTTCTGAATAATCTGTATATTTCATATAACATTCTTTAGAACAATATTTTCGATCAGCCCTATGAAATAAAACACCGCATTTACAAATCTTATTATGCTTCTTTTTAAATACTTTTCCTTTATTCCAAGGAATATTTCCCTTTAAAGAAGCTGAAATTTTTTTATTTATTTCTTTTTGATTTCTCATGTTTTACAATGCGACCCATAGGAGGATCGAACTCCTGTTGGCTGATCGACAGTCAGCTATTCTACCATTGAAATAATGGGCCGTAAATGATGCGGTTTTTAGGATTATGGGCCGTCGCCTCACAAGCTCATGGATAACCGCAAACCGGCGCCTTATTAAACTAATTTATGAAAATCTAATCGTTTTTTGCTCTAATCCGACGAGTTTCTAACTCATCTTCAACATCTTGTTCAAAAGTTTTATTTCTGAGCGTTTCCGTTATAAATCCTTTCCTGTAATAAGGACAAGAGATCCGTTCACATCTCAGAAGGCATGTCGTATCAATGAGTGGAGATGCACCATTAGGATCGAAAGATTCACAATAGAATCTGACCACGCCCAAAGTCTGGTACTCATCAGGTAAAAATACTTCAAACGTTGGATCATAAACATTGTCTCCTCTGTGATTTGTTTTAGCGAATACGGCATTTTTGTATTTAGGATGCGCTATTACTTTTTCAGGATGAAGAAAGCAATCGAGATAATCATTCTTATCCATTTCATGAATCGCCTCATACTTCGGCCAGCGACCACGTTTAGGTGTTCCCTTGATCTTCTTTCTCGCCTTGTCGAGAGCTTCTTCAGTAATACGAACTCGAGGTTTTCTTCCTCTTGCCATGTTCGCCCTCCGCATTTGATAGAATCATTATAACAAAATCAGCAGAGATTGTACATCGTTTTATGCGCCATCTTTCCTGAAGTCTGAAGGATCATTGAAAGTCGCCATTTTCAGCAAGACCTCGGCATTCACATAGAGAGGCTCTGGATCGCCAATGACAGTTCTAATAGCGATCTTTCCTGCTCTTGGATAGTACGAAATGATTCGAGGATGCCACTGCATACTAGGATCATGCTTGAACTGACCTGCATAAAACCATTCAACTCGATCGGGCTCAAGAGTGAAGTCGATGAGAACCGTATTGTAAGTCATCTTGAGAACCTTCTTGAGTGCTCGATGAATGTCAATGTTCTTCATTTTTCTCCCTCTTCTTCTTTTCCTGAGTGTGACGAGGAATAGCTCTGCGATTTACCTCAAGAAACTCTCCATCCTTTTCAAGGAAAATCTTCCAGGTAGGAGGAACGCGTTTCACATCTTCGAGGTCTTTGATTACCTCAATCGCATCGATGTCATCCTTTGCCTCAATGTGCTTATCGTTTACCTCCGACCAGGTAATACCAGTTGCGGGAACGTAGTAGTACATTCTTGGCATGCGATTTTCTCCTTTTCTTCGCCCTGGCAAATAGGGCAAATCTTGAGTTTCATCCAGATGTCATCGTTGAACAAATCGTTTCCTGTTTCTATGTCGAACGGCCAGCGACGTCCACAACGAGAACATTCTATTTTTTCAGGTAAAGAATACATTATGATTCGTTAGCCCAATAAACGCACTGACGAGCAAGCTTATCGGTTCTCATTCTCAAGAATCTAGGGTGTCTAAAATAACCCGTCTTAGGAATCCTAGACTGAGCTTCGATCGTTATCACTGCATAGAGCATCGTCCGTTTATTTTCAGAGAACAGCTTTCTAATGTCGTCGGGCATTCCAGAACATTGACCAAACTTCTTGAGCTTTCCGTCTACATACTGTCCAAACTCAAGAGCGCCAATCCATCCATTCTTGGCAAGTCTAGAAATAGTAGCCTTATCTTCGCCCTTTTTTACTGTCATCTGATTAGCTTCGACATAACCCATCACAACGACGTCGTAGGTTGCGGCCTTCTTTACCTTGACCCACGCTTTCTTGTCTGTGTAGGGGGCATCGAGCTTCTTGAGAATAACGCCTTCACCGCCGTCTTTCCAAATCTTTTCACAAAAAGCTTTCTTGTCTTTAGTGGCGCAAGAAGGCAGCTTAAAAAACTCGTTTTTCTTGAGATGATTTACCCATTCTTTATAGACGATCTCTTTTCTTACATAATACGGAAGGTCTCTTACATCTTGTCCTTTGTAGAAAATAACATCGAAGATGTAATAAGAAACCCATTTTCCTGCATTATACTGACGTTCAACAGCTTCCTCGGGAAGACAACCCATAATAGTCGAAGTCGACATGGAATCTATTCCAAACTTGATTTCTCCATCGAAAATAGTTCCAGCAAGCTTTGGAATCTTCAAGTTTGCCAAGTGAGGAACGTTACCAGTCTTCTCGGTAAATAATCCCGTTTTCTTGGATAAGCATCGGGAATCAAATCGATTACCATCTTCGAAGATGTGCATGCGAAATCTCTCTCCATCAAGCTTTTCTTCGGCGAGATAATTGTCATTTGTCCACAAATCTTCTGTAAACTTGCCACGAGCAACCTGGGGTTCAATCTGAAGTAACTCAGCCATAGAAGTTGTCTCCCATCATTTGATAGAAGTATCTTACCATTTGTCAGTGAGATTGTAAAGGATTATTTACAGCGACGCTTGAACGTGTTTGACGAGATTTGTATAGGTGAAGCAATCTGTTTACATTTAGCGCAAGTAGCTTCCCAGACTGATTTCTTTTCCATTGTATCTGTTCCCTTTGGAATCAGAGTGTTGCAGAGCGTTCTGTTTCCACAAGAGTACGTGACAACATGAATGAGCTCTCCCACTTTCACCATTTTCATTAGAAAACGTCTCCATTTTCTTCTGCTTTCTTATCTTCATAGTGAGCAGCAACTCGTCTATAGAACTCAAGTTTAGCACATTCCAGAGCACCAATAACTTCACTTATCGCTGTATAGCTAGTTTTTCCGCCATAGCGCTGCTTGATCCAGTCGAGACAAACTTCTGTAAGAATGTAGTTTAGCTCACCAACAGAAGATGGAGTATTCGTATAGTAGTGCTTAAGTCCTAAACGTCGTTCCTTCTTAATGTAGGGCATCAGTTATCCTTTCGATCATCATGGCGTTCTTTAGCAAGAACTCTGCAACTTCATCAACGTTCTTTAGAAAGACGTGACAATGTTCTTTAGCCCAAATAGAAGGATGTTCGTCATCTGAAAAAGCTATCACGAACTTGCCCGTCGAATAGGCGATGTATTGTTCCATTGGAGTGCCCCAAGCCTTTTCACAAGCGTTTACGACAACAATGTGAGACTTTTCTATCTCCATCTTATCGAGCTTTACAATCCAAGAAGCATTTTGCTGTAAGAAAGTCTTGTCATCATAGAAGCGAGAGCACGGATCATAGAAGAAGTACCTCTTATTGAGAGACTTTTCTTTAACAGTAAGCTTTAGATACTCTCGCCAGCCCTTCGCCTGAGCTTCTCCGAGATACATTGGGCCACTTAAATAAACGTTAATCATGCTTGCTCTCCTTGAAAAGCCTCATTGCTTTTATTTCATTCTTGAATCGCTTCCACCAAGAATCTTTCGTGAAAAGAATAGGATCATTGAACTTATGACTCTCAACTGTTCCATAATAGTTTAGAAAAACATCGACCTCAACATTCTTGTCTTGAAGAATAACTGTATTTTCTGCATCTCTAAGCGTGTTGTAGGTTCTCGATGCGATGATACTTTTTGAAGGAATCATAGATTCTCCCCTTTAGTGAGAAGTGGAATTCATTTCGAAGTCTTCGATAGATAATCCAGAATCCAAAACATTTTTCATCCAAAAAGCATCTGGATTCTTTAGATTGAAGATTTCCTTTTCAGTCATTATTACCATTTCATCTGGATTGAAATAGTAGATCACATCGTTTTGTATTCTTTTTCCGTTCACAAATCCATCTATTCGAGGGACCTGTGAGATCAAATCAATTCGCCAGCTTTCTAAGTCTTTCGCCTTCATCATTCGCTCTCCTTAGTGAGCTTTTCCAGGACCAGGATCATTCCATTTTCTTTCAGTGCGGCGCCGATTGAATTCTTCAACCTTCTCATACCACGCCCAAAGCTTTTGGAGCCCGTCCCAGACGCCCGGGAACTGTCTTATAACTCTATCGAACATTCTAGCACAGATTTCAGTGGAACAATGAGTGAGCATTACACCTGGCTGTTCGTCGATAGATTCTTCGCCTTCGATGTAGTTTTCTTTCCATGAGAGAAGAATGAGATGCTAGCCGAGACCAGGTTTGATCACCGTCTTGGATCCGTCAAGATTTTCAATAGTTACCGATTTGTATTCTGCGCCTGTTTCGTCGATCATTTTACTTCTCCTTATACAAATGCCATACTGCAACAGCGTCTCTGTCTCCACTATAGTCACCCGACATAGTTGAGAGAAGATCTGGTATTCTTTCAAAAAACGTTGCTACAAATTCGAGGTTTGAATCGTCAAATTCGTGCCCTGTTCCAAAAATCCTAAAGCGTACAGCCTCCAATAAATTAGCGTTCAAACGTGGAAATTCTACCCACATTTTAGGATTTTCGTTGTTGTGACATTTGTCGACCTTGAGAATACGATAACCCTTAGGAAGCGAAAGAGTAACGTAATCCGTTACTTCGAACGAGAATTTCCAAATAGTTTTCAGCATTAGTTATCTCTCTTTGAAAGCGTTTTTGTTGGAACATCGATTACCCAGCTATGAGTGGAATCAGCAACAATCACCTGATCTATCGCTACGGATGGAGTAGAGCTCGCCAAAACAACGCAGGATCTCACAATCCATCCACTTGGAATTCTCATTCTTTCTGTATGCTCGTCAATCTTTTCCCACATTGTTTTCTCTCCTACCACATCTTGGGACGCCATTCAACTCGTTGAAGCTCGACGAAGTCTTTCGCTTCTTTCAAGCCCTGGTATCTGCTATAGTTGTTAGTTGCACAGTACTCTCTAACGGCTTTGATTGCAGGGATTTTTCCTTGCTCTACTGGAAACTTCGACACTAATTCGATAAGAGCCTTTTCATGATCGATCTTGAGATTCATCAACATCGTGATGTCGAAATCTTTTACATAGATGATTTTGACGTTGCTTTCATCTGAGTGATCGTAGATCAAGTATCCATTTTCGATTTTCTCTACCATTGCGACTGTGTTATTAGTACAAGAAATCAACATTGTTTTCTCCTATTCACATTTTTCCAGTATCGGAGAAGTGTATCCTCCCGCCACTAAGGGCTGATGCCATGCTTGGACAACTGAAACTCCCGAATCGGCCGTCCATTTCCCCACTACTACATATTTATATCCATCAATACAAAAGACCTTTATCTTCGTCGTAGTTCTTTCGCCTTCATCTGTATGAGAAGACATCAGCCTAATATTTGATTTGCTTTTATTATCTGTCATTTGAGGTGCTTCATCTTTTCCGACAGGTGCGCATGCTGATAATAGAAAAGCAGAAAGTAAAATGACCGCCAGTTTTTTCATTTCTTGTTCCTTTCGCAAAACTCACATGAGCTGTCGTCTCTTATAATGTTGAATCTGACAAACTGTCCCTTTTCGTGGACAATCTCGTCAAGATCTCCCTCTGTGTCATAATAGTAAAGCTTTCTATCATCGGTAAGATCGCCTTCACTATACAAGTATTCTACCACACTTTCGGCGTCATTTGTAACAGACATGCATCCAAGTTCGCCACCAAGATCTCGTATGACAAGAGGAAATCCAGGACGATTATCTTCAATGCGAAAGTAAGATCTAACTCTCATGCTGTTCTCCTAAACTTTAGTTGATAGTTCCCTTTTCGCTAAGACCGTGTTTGTCTGCTACTGCTTGAATCACCTTGCGAGCGTCTCTGTGACCAAACTCATACGCTTTCAGAAGAGCATTTTGAATGCTGTTAGCGATGCTGTCTCTGAAGAGAACGACACCATCAGAAGCAGTAATGCATTCATTGAGGATGCTCTCACGAAGATCGACGATGTCTTGATTCGTTTTCAGAATGTCATCTTTATTCATTCATCTCTCCATTCCCAGTCTCGTGGAAGTTCATCGGCTGGATTTCTAAAATAGTACCACGCTGCATAACGAGGTCCACAACGTCTAAATCCAAGACGTTTAGCTGCACGTCTGTGGCATTTGCCATAGATCCAAACACCACAGACATGAGCTATAGCGACCATTGCATCTTCTTTTTTCTTAGAACATTTAGGACATAAAACAATAGGATCCGGTGGTTCAGGATCTGTACATTCTCCAAAATCTGTGTATTCGTCGAAGTTCTTGTACGACACGAACTTTCCACAGAAGTCACACCTTAGAGGCATTGTAAAACTCCTTGTGTGCATTCACGCAGAACTCATTCCAGAAGTTGAAATCAGGATCTGCAGGAAGTGAAGATTTTGCTTCTACGTATTCTCTCAGATCGAAGAAGTATTCGTGTGCAAGCCATTTCACTCCTTCAAGAGCGAATGCTCCTGTCTTGACGTCAAGAAGAAGTTTTCTTTTATCTCCTGTAAGAGGAAGCGTCAATGTTCTCGTCTCGCCGAGCTCCTTGCACTGAAAGAGAAGCCTGAAGAGATGCATTGCAGCTTTAGTGTCATACCCAAACTTCTCCACGTTTTCTTTTCTCTTAGACGTCATGTTTTCTACATGACATTTGTCGAGTCTGTGAAGTTGCGCTTGTGCATAACCCATGTAGGACTTGAAAATCCGCTTGGAGAGAAACCTCTCCCGATTTTCGCACAGTTGATCATAGATGCGAGATCTCACCTTGATGTTCTCAGAGGGAACATAGAGCAGCTCAAGGATGTTCGGATTGTTTTGAAGAGCAAGATTGATAAACTTCCTGAGCGAGTAGACGACTCTATCAGGATCCTTTTCCTCATGCTGTTCAAAGCTCTTCAGTCCGAGCATTGAATCCTCAGGAGGAAAACAGATACCTCTGTAGTCGAAGTCAGAATCTTCTCCGTGAAGTCCATAGAGACGAGATCCTGAAACACACTCAAAAAGCACTGTGAAGTTCTCTGGCATGCTAAACTCCTTGTTGTTTATAGAAACATTATAATACTATGATTGCAGATTGTAAAGGCTTATTCTTTCGTTCTCAAATACGCTTCTGCAGCTTCTCTTGTAGAGAACTCAGCAGCACCTCTATAGTATAAATGATCGATGTAGTATTCAATGTAGCCAAAGTATCGATTGAAATAGTAGATCTTGTAATAGCTCTGAAACCAGATTTCCTGATTATCTTTCAGATCTACTACAATTCGAGGGAAAAACGCAAAGTGTCTCTTGATCTTGAAGCCTGAAGTCCTTTTATCTGTGATAATCATCATTTAGTTTCTCTCCTGTTCTTTCTTGATAGAAAAGAAGAAGTTCCAGAAGTTAGTAAGACTCTGACTACCTTTTTCTGCATTAGAAGTGACCCATAAAGACATGTAATCTTTAATAGGATTATCATTATTGTCAACAGCGTAGCCCCTGATCAGAAACCTGGGAGTATTCGAGACATGCTTTTCCCATAAATGTATCACATTATTATAGAGAGGCAGTTCATTCTTATGAAAGTTAGTGAGAAATCTCCATTCTTTCTTGGGTTTTTCTTCAAGCTGCCTCTTGAGAGCGCTAATCTTGCAAGTAGGACAAGAAGAGGTAAAGCCATCGGAATACCAAGAGCTTCCACACTCTTCACAATGAATGATGTTCTTGATCATTGTATTCAAGCGCATAATCTCAATGTTCTTATCGACACAAGACAGTGAGAGAGTCTTATTTATTTCTTTCAGGTTGTCTATTTTCTTTTCTGTCTCTGTAAGCTTTTTAGCAAGATTGTCGAGAGCCTGCTTATTCATTTCAAGTTCTACCATGAGAGCAGCTTTGCTATTGAGAGCATCATGAAGCTCTTTCTCGTTTTCTTCACTTTTTCGATGAGGGAATTTGTCGTATCTAATTGTCATAGTTTTATCATCCTTTTACTATTCTTTAGAAACAAAAACCACAAACATGATCTACATTCCAAAGGGAAGTTTTCCAATAGTTTTGCCATACATCTTCATCTTAGTTCCCGAGGGAGTTTGATAGAACTTGAGAGCTTTCGCCGCCGCCCATAGAGACATTCCAATTCCCACAGCTGTTCTAGTAGACGCCGAGAGTCCTTTCCGTGCAGATTCATTGTCTGGAAAGATGACTAGAACGACAACAATGAGGTATACAACACCGAGTGCTAAGAAAGCGAGCTCCATGAAGTTCTATCTCCTCTCTAGAAGGGAAGCTTGAAGTCAATAGAGTTATCGGGAAACATATTGCCAAATAGCTTTACACTAGTACGACCATCCTTACACTGCTTGAACTTGAGATCTCCTGTCGTATAGAGAAAGAGAGCCGTAGTAGCCAAACCAGCTACAACTTCAGCATCAGTATTAGCACTTGCAGTTCTTTCATCAGTGTCGTCTTGAATCTCATCTTTATTGACAATGTAAGAACGAAGAAGCCACATAGATCCCAGAAACAATGCGATCAGTATTAAACAGCCCATGTTTTTACTCCTATAAACGAGTTTTGTATTTCCTTAAAGCATTATGAGAGTACTATACCATAATCAGCAGAGATTGTATAGGTCTTTTGAGGACGCTTGCAGTGCTTTCATGATTATGAATGATCATTCATTAATTCTGTGAAGTGCTCTAGCTAGCTCTCTAGATTTTCTCAACAAGCTTTTACAGCGAGACGTGAAGATTCTCTGTGAAATCTCTGAGGGTCTCTAGAGATTTTTGCGCCTATGTACGAAGGGACCTTGTCTCGCGCGCTATCGCCTATACATAGGGGGGACCCCATTGGTATACGTTTTTCTGCCGCGTCCCCACAGTCCTCGCATAGCCCTGCCGAGACACGCGTAGCAGGCTCATAGCACGAGCACAACTAGTCTCATTCTACAGCGAGCTTGAAGAAAACTTGAGAGACTGCACATTTCAAAGATCTAGCATACAGCTGAGCCGTCACCAACTAGTGTTATTCTAGAGTGAAGCCGATCCTCATTACCTCATAGTAGTCATCACCTTTCCATGAGGGTCTGGGAAGAGAGTCGACGTAATTCTTTGCTTTAGCCAGAGAGCTGAAGACCTTGTGGACGGTGCGGTAGTTTTCTCCACAGAGACACTGGTGTTCGCATTCACAAAGATAAGGGGTTATTTTTATTACGGGATAGACTTTCATGATTAGAGCCTCTCCTTCAGAGCTTCCATGACATCTGCATACCACTGAGACAGAGCTTCCATAGAGTCTTCATCATTCAGAGCAGAGCTGGGTACATCATACAGAGTGAAGTTGTCATCGATCGACTCCTTTATAGCGTCGGCAACCTCGTTGACTTCCTTACGATATTTCTTAGTGAGACGGTGACCTTCGAAAGACATGCTATTCCTCCTAGTCGTTGTAGACTATGGCTTTGAGATGATTGAGGTATCTGTGACCAGCCCGGAAATGCCAAGCGACGATAGAACCATCATTTCCTTCGCGTTCGATGAAGTCAAGATAGAAACCCACAGAGCCACGTTTCCCGAGAATGACGAAGCCCTCATCACAGGAATCATTCCAGAGCCGGCTGAGAAAACCACCGTGGAGATCAGAAGCCTCAACCGAGAAGGTCGCCGTATCTTTGTTGTAGGAGAACAGCGAATACGGATAGTTCGTTCCGATGAGAGCCATGTTTTCCTCCTCCATTTGATAGATTCATTCTATCAACTAGAGACGAGATTGTATAGGACTACGATTTGAACCGTATCCAAGTGCCATGAATGAGCAGCGCTGCCAACCACGTCCAGAAGTTGAGAGGAATGTGAAAGCCGACCACACCGCCTGCAGTGACCAGAGTGTTGATAGCCCAGATGGTGAGCCACGGTATGAAGATGAAAAGAGTCGCGATCAATACTGCAATAGCTACAAGAGCCAGAGTCGCACCAAGAGCTTCGGTGAGTTTACGAAACATAGTTACTCCTTGTTGAGTTGATTTTTAAGAGTTTCGAGTCGAATAGTATCACGAGCCGCGATGAGAATCTCAAGCTGCCCCTGAGTGATCTTTTCATTCTTGATCCAACCATAGAGAAGCTCAGCTGCGAGATGCTCACGACCAACCTGGATAAGAGAAGTGTAAATGTCTTCGATGTTCGAGAAGTTACTCTCAATAGTATTCAATGAACTACTCCTCATAAAAGATTTGTGAAGCGTTGATGTAGTTGAGAACTACAATGAGAGGCCAGCTGAGAAGATCATCGAATGAGATGTGCTTATAGAACAGCCCTTCATCATTCAGAAAGACCTGCTCACCCGAGAGGTAGAGATCCTCAAGCTTTTCGACGGAAGGAACTGGAATCATTATAGTGTAATCTCCTTTGCGGGATGAAAGATTTCGCCCTCGTACCGGAGCTGAGATGCCTCAAACTGAGTGAGGAAGTCTTCGCTCTCAACCGACCAGTCGATGAGGTATTCCTGAGTGTACGGAGTGGACGTGAAGAGCTTGTCGGAAGCCTTTTCCACGAGAGCCGAGATAGCCTCCATCGTGATGACTTCCGGGAGGCGGACGAAGTACTCACCACCGAACTTCGGCTTCCAGTGAGGCTGAGTGTCGGTGCCGTAGTTCTCGTAGTACTGAGTGTAGAGCATCAACTTCATTTTGTTTCCTCCACCATTTGATAAGACCATTATACCAAATGATGACGAGATTGTAAAAGACTACGATTTCGTCCTGAAACCTATTCCTTGAATGAGCAGGGCTGCCAGCCATGTCCAGAAGGTGAGAGGAATGTGGAAGGTAGTAACCCCGCCTGCAACCACCAGAGTGTTGATAGCCCAGATGGTGAGCCACGGAACGAAGATGATCACAACGGCGATGAGAATGGCAGCGCCGATGATCCCGAAAGAAGTTACTATGAACTCATAAATACGATTCATTTATTTCCCTCCTGAGAGTTGTAGAGCCTTTCAAGTTCAATCAGATCTTCCTCAGTGTAGTCCTCGTGAGGAAATGCCTCGTCGTAACCGACTTCCCACCCTTTCGATTCGAAGAACTCTTCGGTCATATTATTGTGCTCCTTTACCTTCTAGCTGATCTCTATGGAATTGAGCTTCTCTCCTTAAACACCCTGAACAGACAATATGTCCATCCCTAGAATCTATAACAGCCCAAGAATACTTATCATCCCCTCCGCACTTTTTTATGAAGTATCTCTTTTTCATATCTCTCATGTTGACTCCCTACCTTTCGATGGGTTCGGAGGTGATGTCGAGATACTGGTCGATGTCGATAGCCGGCTGGTAGTATTCGTCTGTGCCCATGCCAGCGGAACCGAGAGCCGATTCGATTTCGTAGCCTTCATCAAGATAGGGTTCGTAGTCGTCCATGTTCGTCCTCCTTTATTTCTAGTTCATTATACCAAATGAAGACGAGATTGTAAACACTACTTTACGACGTCGGGATACTTTTCCCTGAGAGTATTGATAACCAGTTTCATCTTGTCGATTGCAACTGGATTCGCTGAGTGTACGTTCAGTTCGATCGCATGATCAAGATGGCCAAATACTATGTCCTCCTCTACCATTTTGAGACAGTCGTATCCTGTCGTTTCAGTTCCCAGGTCGTGATCGAAAGAGATAGCTGTGATGTTCTTTTTGTTTTGCTCGTACATGTACTGGAAGTCCACTGCGTTTCGGGCAATGGACCATCCAGAACCACGAGGGAATCTGATGTCATCGAGATAGAGCTTCATTATCTCTCCTGGTAAATGCGAGCAACATGACCGTGCTTGCCTGTGAGATTGTCGTAGAGCTCACCAAGCGAATCCTCGAAGTGAAAGAGAATAGTATCATCCTCTGCTACATGATCAGCTTCAAAATCGATAACCTGAGAGTTACGAGCCGAGTTTTCGATCTCGTTCGCCAGATCACGGAGGGAATCCACGAAGTCTTTGTAAGTCATGTTTTTTCCTTTCCTTATTTGATAAGATCATTATATCCCGTCATGACGAGATTGTACAGGATTATTTTACGATGAAAAGAAAATAGGGCCGAAGTCCACTGCTGTGGATGGCCCTATTTCGACTCGTGGGAGTGAGTCGGAGAAGCATCACTTAAAGGAGCATCACGATTAGCTCCAAGTCGAAGGATTGCGAGGACCTTACCAGTCAAGGGGCATTGGTCACTACCTTCGTCCGCCTATCAACAAATACATTCTAACATTTTAGAACACGATTGTAAACCTAAAATTTCATTCCGTGCTCACGAAAGTATCCCGCCTGATAGAACGGGCATTCCTCTACTTTACAGAACAGCATACACTGTTCATCAGTATACGGAGCATTGAACACAGCACATAGAAAATGTCCACCTGCCGTCTTCCACACGACATCTTTCTTTATCGTTCCTGGATCAATCAGACGTTTCGTACTCGACCGATTCTTTGAAGAAATCTTGAGAGTAGGCTGCTTAGCTTCGGTCAAATAGGGAGATTCTGGAGTTGGTACAGTCCTCAGTATTTCCTTTTCTGCCGAAGAGAGTTTGCCGCCATCCTTCTTCTTCTTTCGAAGAGCATCACAAACCTCTAACCATTTGTAGTACCCACACTCTTCAAGCTCAGCTTTTGATCTTCGACTCATTTTTCCTTCTTTCTCTGTTTACTCTAGACATCGGATTTTTATCCCCTTTTCGAGAACCATCAGAAAAAATCCTACTCAACTTTTGCCTGAGCTCTTCTCTATGCATAGGATTATTTTCCTTCATTCTCTGTCGACGTCGTTCAATGAACTCAATTCTGGCTTTTTCATTTTTCCATGTTGCTCTACCACAATACGTATCTGTTTGACTATGACAGTTCGGACATAATAATTTAGCTGTTTCTTTATTATGATCATGAAGTTGCATCGTCAAAGGTTTGCCATTCCATACAGCCTCAAGTCCACACTCTTCACATTTGTTTCCTCTAAGCCGAATAATCTCTTTTTTAGTCATATTTAATTCCTCCTAGCCATTTTAGTTAAATGGCATGCTAATTACTAACTTAGGAGGAATTCGTTGAATTTTATTCGGTGACCTCGAAGATGTTTTCCTTGTCAACCTTCACCGTCTTGTCTTTCTTCGAGATGAAAATCTCCTTGATGATGAACTGAGTACCCGGAGCCGCCTTCTCGGTAGCCACCTCAGTACGATAGGCCTTGAGTGCAGACCCACGACCCAGGAAAGGACCGTATTCCTTACCATCAGTCGTACGGACGGCAAACTGAATGGACTTTACACCGAACTTACCCTTGGGAGCAGTCTTGTGCCCACCATTTGATGCCTTGAACTCACGGTATTTCTCACCCAATGCCTTATCGATCTCACTTATGCGCATGCGATGTTACTCCTTCTCGTCGTAGTTGTCGTTGTCGATCTTGTTACGCCAGTTGTTTCCGCCGCCCTTCTTCTTCTTGTCGAGAGGCTTCACTCGAGTCCCCAGGTTGAGGTCTTTGGTCTTCTGACGGGCTATTTCCTTCTGCCTCTTCACATCGAAGTCCCTCAAATCCTTGAACGTCTTTCCCACCGCCTTGTACCTCCGTTATTTGATAGAACCATTATACCACATTCAGACGAGAATGTACATTACGAACGACGCCAGTTCCTCGCCTTGTTGATTTGTTCGTTGAGAATCTTGCTCATGTCTCTGAGCTCACGCTTGAGCTCCTTCAGCGTGAAGTCCTCATACCCAGGGAGTGCTCTGACATACTCAAGCATCCTGTCACCCACGCATTCGATGAGATCGGGTGCAGCCAGGTTGTAAGCTCGACGAGGCCAAAAACCTTGAGGACCTAAACCAGGCCCAGTGTACGCGACTGCAGACGAAACATCTTTGTAGTGATTGTGAGGCCTAGCATTCTCCCAGTAGCCATCACTGATCTGACCGCGGAGCTCATCATTCCAGAGCACCACTTGAACCGAATTCCTGAAGCCGATTTTCAGGTCCATTACTTCGCCTCTCCTTCGGTGAGTTTGTCGGTCTTCCTGAAGAGTTTGGTGAAGATCAGATCGACGATGAACACCTTGATCGCCTTCTCTTCCTCAGGAGTGGCTTCATCGAAGTTGTTGTCTACCAGCCACTGGTCTATCTCAGCGAGGATGTTGTCCTGAAGAACCTTCACCGTGTTTTTCATCCTGTTCCTCCGTGATTTGATAAGACCATCTTATCATCACATGACGAGATTGTAAAGGACTAAATACCGTAGACTCCGCTATCAACAGCATCCTTTACAGCTTGAGCCCTCTCTTGAGCTATAGACCTTTCATAGGCAGCCTTTCGCTCACGTTGCCGGACTTTTTTCTCCTCAATCTCAGCCTCACTGGGTTTGAGGTACACCACGTAGATACGAGTGGGCGTCTCGAAGTAGAAGTAGCTATCCTCACGAACAGCATTGTTCTTCTTGCACTTGTTGAGAATCATCTTTACTACGCGCATGTTGCACTCGTCCTCATCAACCTCATAGCCACGGTCGAGAGAAGCAATGTCACGGTAATCAGGGTTGGTAGTGTACTTACCACTGCAACCACACATGCATTTGTGGGCGCCGCCGGAGTAGACACGAAGCACATCAGCCGGAGTGACATCCTGAACGTTCTTCATTTTGTTCCTCCATCATTTGATAAGTCTATTATAATACACGGCGACGAGATTGTAAAGGACTATTTACGCCTGAACGATGTTTCCTCGTCCACGACCACAAGACCTGCACCAGCATTCTGCACCACGCTGGATTTTGCGGTGCTTAGCTTCGGTTATCCAGTAAATCTTACCACAAGTAGGACAGTGATACTTGCGAGTACTACGATTAGAGGGAGGAACATCAGATTCATAGCTATGCGTTCTTTCTGTGCGGCAGCCAAGAGAAGCCAGCGTTTTCATGAAAGTGTAACCATGGGGAGAGCGGCGACCCCAACCTACATGTGAAGGATCGCCCGTTTGCGTCAGCCAGCAGTGGACCACTTCATGAGGAATAATCTGTTCCAGCATGTCATCGGCATACTTATGGACGAAAACGAGGTTGATCGAGATGCGCCTTCCCCCATCTGTAGCTACACCAGCGGCTCTTCCTTTGAGAGCGAAGTCGATCGTAGGGACAGAGCCTGCGAAGCCACACTTATTGAGCTTGTTCCAGCACTCATTGACCTTCGCCTGAGCTTTTTCCATAAACTCGAAGTTCGTCATCATTTCCCTCCGTATTTGATGAGTACATTATAATACACGGCGACGAGATTGTAAATCATAAATGTTTATAGAGCTCGCCTTCGGGCGTAAACCAGCAATAGTCGAAATGATATTCGACGCAACGATCGTCGTAGTAATAATCTTTGAAAGCCCAACCCAGATTGGGATAGTTGAAATAAATACTAAAAGCACCGGCGTACTCACGCTTGAGCTCAGAAAAATAGCCACGAGATCCAGGAGGCGTGGGAATTCGAAAGTAAAACTTGTAATGCTTGCTTTTGAAGCCCAAGCTTTTGAGAGCACTTTTTACGAAATCGTGATGAGCGATAGGAATGAATCGAAAATCAGGGTAGTTCTTGAGGAGTTGGCCGAGCACGGGATTGCGAGAATAAATGTAATCGATCATTTTTTCGTTGAGGTACTTGAGATTCATGCGAGCTCCTTTTTATTTGATAAATCCATTCTATCCCAGAGCGACGAGATTGTAAACAAATAGTTTACGTAATAGTAATACGATGATGAAATAATCTCGTATTCAGACTGCTACGCTGCAAATAACATTGGACTTTCTAGTTTCTCATTGAAAATGCTATCAACAGTGAAGCAAACTAGTACACGTTGACGTATTTCGTAGCTGTCGCAGATGCTGACGTACAGTGGCCGTTTTTACGATAGCGCTTATTAGTAATCGTCGATCTGTGCTTATTAGTAATGTGATGAAGACATGTTGAGATGCTGCAGGGCACAGCCGCTATCTTTTTCGTAACTGTAGCGCCACATCGGCCGTTTGCGCTTCGCTTGCTTATTAGTAACGTTTGAGACCGACCGTGGTTACATTCAGTTCCTACGCTTCTACGCAGTCAGACGTATCCTCCATCGTATAGAATTGACATTCATTGAATGTTGAATCTGTTATATGGACAGAATTGTAACTGAAGAACGTTGAGGATCGTCTACCCTGTCGCCATGAAGCGCTTCAATAATAGTCCTGTACAATCTTACGCCTGAGTGATAGAGTATTATAGAATGGTATTGAACGCGCTCTGATGCGCTAGAGCGACAGTATGAGCGCAATGAAGAGATGCGGAAGTACTGGATATGTATGGAATTTGATTGCGAAATGCCAGTGCCGCCGAGCGCTGCACAGTGAGCGCTCACAGGAGAACGATGGAAGTTCTGATGAAGAGAAAATGGAGCGCGAAGGGGTACGAGAAGAACGCCCAGAGCCCTTCAGAGTACCTCAGAGCTAAGAGCCACATCACATAGCATTACATTAGCAGTTAGTCAAGCTAGTCTATAATAGCATGTGTGTGTATATGTAGCATCTTGTCATGTGTGTAGCAGTTAGCTGAGTCTGTAGCATCTTATGAGTTGTGTAGCAGATTAGTAGCTCTGTTATTATTTGTGGTATAATAGAATAAAGTTTATAGAATGAGCAGCTGGAGTTGCTTATGATTATATGTAGCAGATGCAAAAAGTTATTCAATAGATCAGGAAAACGCCGTCTAAACCATCAAGTCTATGATGAAATCGATCCATATTATGACTGGTGCGACGAATGTATTTGTGAGAATAAAGAAGAACTAACCAATGACTTTGTATATTACGATGAGTTGAAAGCAGATAATAAACTAAGAAAATCAGTTTTCGACAAACTAACAAAGAAGCAAAGCAGCTGTTGTCTAATATGTGGCAAATCGCAAAAAGATCATATATTTAGCGATGGATTCACTAAGAAGCTCTCTATTGATCATGATCATAAAACCGGTCTTATCAGAGGGCTTCTATGTCACCGCTGCAACCACATGCTTGGACTAGCTCAAGATAACATTGAACTACTCTATGAAGCCATTGAGTACCTGAAATACTTCAAAGAAAAAGTTGATCAGCTGAAACGAAGCAGTTGACAGCCATACGGCCGTTTTCTACTAATATCATCGTTGTTTACGTCACCGCCCGTTGTCTAGCATCTTATGATTTATCAGGTATTATAGCAGAACATAGCAGAAATAGTCGATACAGTACGTAGCAGTTCGTATTTCTAGTCGAAGAGGTACGCTCAGAACGACGTCGCCCCATTATAAAATCTGATAAACAGTTATTCCAATAGAATCAATAAGTTAGAATAGAATAGTCATTCATTTGAATCAGGCGAGTTCTCAATAGCTATCATTCACTTCATACGTATCAACAAACTCTAGTCTATACTCAGCAATGAAGCACTGAGTCTTTCTATAAGGGTTTCTATCCATTTTATTACGTCTGTTATAGAAGTCATTTACCATTTTGAGATGACTTTTTACATCTTGTTTTCTATGCCAAATCTTTCCTTCTTTACCCCATTTGACGTCAAGTCCTCCAGAAGAGTATAATCCTTTGCTGTTTACTATTTGAAAGACTTTCATTTATTAGTATCCTCGTTCATCTTGTAGGTCACATCAGGTCTTAAAACTCCTAAAGAAACCAGAGTATTTATTCCCTGAACAGTGATGTAGTAAAAGCCTTGAGTTGAGTTAACCATTCCGTCTTTTCTAAGCCTTTCGGCGGCATCCTTACTAATGAGATTTCCTATCCATGTTACATTTAATAGCTGACATAACTGATCGAATCCTGTGATTGAGTATTCTGGCATTTTAAAACTCCTCTCGTGCTTTCTTTATAGGTTTGAACCATTGTTTCTTCTTTCTTTCATTTCGCACAATCTCCATTGAGATTAGAACTGAAATAGTCTGATTTAAAGACACATCAGCCAGCTTAGAAACCTTTTTGATGAATGCAAGAGTTTCCTTGTCTAAGTCGAGCTCAATCTTTACCTTTTTAGCCATTGTTTCTCTCCAGAAGAGTAATGTAGTATTCCTTAGCTTTTTCGAATACTAGTTTCTTTAGAACCTTGAAGTTGATAGTAGGGTCCTTAAACTTCTTGAGAATGTCATTCATGTCTTCAGTGATAATGTCATACCAGACAGTATTGATTACACGAGGGATGTGTGACATTTCAAGTTCTATTGAATCATTAGTTTTGATTTTATTACAGAGTTTTTCAACCCTATAGTAAGTGCAGTATTTGTCTACAATAGCGAGCTCAATAGCATCGGGAGCAAGCTGAATAGCCTGTTTCTTAGCCTTCACTTCATTGAAACGATTACTAAGAAGCTTAGCATAGGGAGTCCGGCCGTATTTATTGATGAATGAGTAGTTTTTGATTACGATTCCCTCACGAATAGCAGACTTGCACATTGAAGGGCTCTTGAGGTATTCCTGAAGCATTTCCTTTGTCGGGTTGATGATTATAGCATCACAAGGAATAATAGTAAAACGCCTACTACGAAGAGCCGACCATTCACTTGGCTCAACTTCGCTTTCTGAAAAATAGGGAATGTAGGTGTTGGTAGCTCTATTATAAATGTCGAAGATGTAGAAGTTATTCCAGTACTCATCACCATAGCCGATAGAGTGCTTTACAAGCCATTCACCCATTAGCGTCACATTAGGATAGCTGAGAAAATAGGATTTCAGAGCGTCGAAGTGCTCCATTACCCATTTAGCGAAACCACGAAACTCGTCACATTCAGTAAGTTTAGATTCCTTAGTGATGTGACCGAGCAGTCTATTTCGACTGAAAAAGCAAATCTCCTCATTCTTTTCATCCCAGGAGATTTGAGCGTTAGCACCGTCGAGCTTTTCGAAAATAGCACATGCGCCCACAAGAATGCCATCACATTCGCTCTTTTCGAGGCGTTCAACTTTTTCGTAAGAATGAAAGGTTTTCATTTCTTCTTTTTCCTTTGCGGTTTCAAGCCAAGTTTTTCAGCTTCTTTATTATTTTTCTTGAGAAACTCTAGAATAGGGATGTAAAGAGAGGGGTCACCTTCTTGGCCAACCCCTCCCACATGAGCACTCATCCATGCGCCACCCATTTTCTCTAGTATGTTATAATAACGAATTCCAAGTGTCGACATTACGGAAGGTAGTCGACTACGATAGGGCCACCAGCGGCGTCCTTGAAGTACTTCGTAGCCCGACAATAGAAGAGAGCATACTCATCGCGGATGGACTGAGGGATTTCAAGAGCATCGCCATTAGCATTCTTGTAAGCCCTACCGAAAGCAATCTGGACAGCTCTCTGCTTATCGAACTTATCGAGCTTGGTGTTGCAAAGCGAATAGCCGACACCAAAGCTATCCTCCCTAAAAGCCGTGGCAATCAACATCCCGACTTTCTTGCCATTCTTCTTAGTGATGTACTTCGTGATTTCACTCATGCTAGTTCTCCTTTTTGTATTGTTTTTCAAGCTCTTTCAAGCAGTTAGTATGAAAATCAATTTGATACTGAGTTACTTGAGCACCATACTCGTCATTGTTTTTGAGTAAAGCCTCTTTTTCTTTATTGCACTTCTTGATTATCGCTTTCATTTCCTTGATTAGTTGCTTTGTTTTCTTCTGCATAGAGATACCCTCTATTAGAGATGTGAGTAAAATCCTCCACTTGCCTTGTAGTCGTATTGAAGCAGATACGACGGTCGTTGTCGCAACCAAGTGCCCAGCATTCAACATCTCGCCAACCCACATTGATGATTTCTCCAATCTGAGTCCTCGAGTGACCAAACGCCTGATTGATACCGTAAAGCTTATCAGTGCGGTAATCAGCCCAGAATGGACCAGCGAATCCATTTCTTCCACCGCGAGTGTGAGAAATGTAGAAGAGCTTATTGTCGACCCTCGCCTCATTAGGCTTACGATTGAACCTACCTTCGAGGTAAGCCTTCCATTCACTATTGATTTTTTCACACGCCACGTCAACATTTTTAGTCTTGATGAGACTATTCCCAAAGCCCTCTGAAATCCCACCATGAGTTACTAGCAAACCATCAACTGCAATAGCGGGCTTCCATCTATCGAGATGCGCTTCGAAGATCTGATTGTAGTCTTTGCTTCTATAATAGTTATAGCCCGAGCAAGTAAAAGGACGTTCACTAAAATAGTGCAAGTCGTGATTGCCAAGGAGCAGTTCGGCGTCAGATTCGAGAACTGCCTTGAGGGTCAATAGAATCCTTTCCTCAGATTCCTCAAACGAGTCTACGTAATCTCCGACGAAAACATGTTTTTCCTCAGGCTTATAGTCGAGGAATGCGAGTGCCTTGTCGAGATTACCATGAATGTCACCAAGTAAAAGCGCCATTATCTTTCTCCTAACCAGATTGAATCGTCGAAAACGTCGACATTTACATCATAAGGATTTTCTTCAGTGGGCAAACGAAGATCCGCCATTTCGGTAGCGTAGCCCAAGCCAAACCCAGCATAGTATTCTCTTACAACGAGAACGTTCTTATTCTGGTCTTGTGTCTTGAGCCATTCGATAAGCTGAGATACAGTAGTCATCGTAATGCTCCTTCATTTGAATAAAACCATTCTATCAAATAGTCAGAAGATTGTAAAGGATTATATGGCATCAGCATCCCATACAGGATCGGTAAACACCAGCGTGCTGAAGGTTTTTTCCTTCCGAAGCATAATGTTGCGATCGTGAAAATCGCCCCGCCACTTTCTCAGCAAACGATCGAGGACCTTCGAACAAGCAGCTCTCGCTTCCTGATTCACAGGAGTCAATTTGATCTTCAGTTTATTAGAAATACGTTGCGCAACACGTTGAGTAAGATGAAGATCAGTCAACAAAGCGTGAGCGTATTGACCAACAGGATTGCTGATGTACTTGTTGTCATCAGTTACATCGAAGCAAAAATCAACCTTCCTGGGAAGAGGCCTGAGACGCTCCATTTCAAGAACGAAATAATCAGGAGAGCCCTTGTGCTCAAAGATGGTGATAGCAAAGAACTTCGGAAAATAGGGATTATTCTTCTTTACAGATTTCTTCACGAACTGAAGATAAGACTCGTTATTATCGACATAGCCGATCTTGAGAACCGTCTTAGAGTAGGGCTTTGCCCAAACAGAAGCGAAAGCACCGTGACCCAGCTGACGATAACCCGCATCAATAAGATCAGACTTATAGCGATAGAAATCTTTCCGCGTGGTCTTGACTTTGAAGTCCATGCCATTCCTCCACCATTTGATAAGACCATTCTATCAAATAGAGAGCAGATTGTAAACAAAAAAGGGAGAGCTTTCGCTCTCCCCTCTCTGTTTAGCGATTGTAGTTATCAGGCGGCCAGCTTCACCATCTCGTTGATGACGTCGAAGGTCTTCTGAGTCTTGTCCTGAATGGTTCCGAACCAAGTGCTGGCGACCAGCTTTTCCTCGGCGGTGATGCCCTTGCCACCCTTGATGTTCGTGAAGTGATCCAGGAACTCAGTGACCGCGTTCAGACCGCCCCACGCAGTTCCCCGAACACCATCGAGATTCGTACCAGCGCCGGTCTGGGAAAGCTCTATCACCTTGTCGGTGATCTTGTCCAGCCGCGTAACCTGGCGCTTGGAGAGATCATCGTCCTCAACATCCTGACCGAAAATCTTCTTGACCGCCAGCACGAGCTGATCTTCCGTGAACTTCTTGTCCTTCAGGCGATCGAAATGAGTGTCCATCACCTTGAAGTACTTCAGAGAATCAGCGAACACCTTCTTCGCCTCGGCAATCTTGTCCTCGACATTAGTCGTGTGGCGAATGCGGAACTTGTTCTTGGAGCCACGAAGAGCAACATTGAGCGTGTTATTGCAGACCACACGGACCGGAGTAGCAGTCACCATCACAGGCGAAGTGCCATCGTGGGACGTCGTGCAGAGCAGATACTTCTCAACCGGGTCAATTCCACCATTTGAAGGAATGGTTGCCATCACCCAGACGATTCTACCGAACTGAAGCGAACCAGCAGTCTCATACTTGGCGTCGCCAGTCTCAGTGAGAGCATCCACGAAGTTGAGAGCGTCGATGTTCTGAACAGGAACATACGAGGCACCGACGATGCCAAGAGGACGCTGGTCAATGTTCCTCACCGTGGCGTACTTACCGGGAATGAGGTGCTTCTTGCCGGACTTGTCGGTGAAGAACACCTTTTCCTTAGCGACGATCCAGTCAAGGCCGCTCTCTTTCAGCGCCTCATCTGCAGTCATAAGATGGTCAACCTTCGTGCCGAGACCGTGCCAGGGAGCAGCTCCGTAATAGCACATCGTTTCTACATTAGCAGCCATGCTTGTTGCCTCCTTGATTTTGATAAATCTATTCTACCACATTCAGGGAAGATTGTAAACAAAAAGGGGAGCCGAAGCTCCCCTCCAAAATCAAATAGTTATACTGCTTACGGACTAGTCCATGTTTTCGTCACTATTCCAGCGAAATCAGACCATTTTCCATTAGGCGCTACATGAATTCGAGCACTAAAATAATAAACCTGTCCCAGCGTTACTGTTACATCTGAAAGAGTAACACTTGTTGCACCATAAGCCGAAGTAGCAATAGGAATGTCTGTATCTGAAAACGCCTCATTCGTTGATTTCATGTAGACCTGCGTTACAAGATTGTCGAGCGCAGCTTGCTCTATTACAGAATCATCAGAATAATGCGTAGGAAGTATCCACGTTATTGTTAGTGTCATCACTCCTGTCGTAGGAGGTGGAGGCGGAGGACCTGGAACATCTATATTTACAACCGTAATCTGTAGCTGAATTGAAGAACGACTTATTCCATCTACGCTATAAGCAATAAGAGTATAAACTACGTTATCTGTTGGATAAACAACTACGACTCCAGAAGGTGATGTAGCATCGGGAAAGCCTGTTATTTCAACACGACTAGCATCTTTCGTAGTCCATGTTATTGTAGCAGCTTCTCCAGCATTGATAGTTGAAGGAGATACTGTTGCTGTTATTTTTGGAACTACCTCTTCTTGCACTACACCTGAATCATTTCCACAACTACCAAAGCACGCGAACATCACAAAAAACAAAAAACCGATAAAACACTTTTTGTAAATAGCACATTCCTCCTAGTTTATTTATGCTATTTGTTTATTTTTATTTGAAGAGACTTTGTATTATTTTATGTCAAATTCTCGTTTTGCAAACTCAAGTCTAAATTTCGCAGCTTTAAATCCGTAGTTATCTGTTTGTGTATGACAATTAGGACAAAGAAATTCTAGATTTTCTTTTCTGTTATCTTTTTTGTTTCCATTTTTATGATGAAGTTCTAGAGTAATTTGTTCACCCTGCCATTCGTTTATTATTCCACATCTGCATTGGTAGGGTATTATTTTTCTCAGCTCTGCATACCTTCTAACAATAGCAAGCCTGCATTTTCCATTTAAACAAAAAATCTCATCATCTGATTTATAAAACCACCCATTTTTATTTCGATTATAATGATGAACTTTTCTATAATCGTCTGTTTTCCAGAGTTTTTTTGCTGTTTCGCTTCTTTGCTTTCGTTTTACTGGACAGCTGCTTTCGTGCTGCGAACAACACCATCGATCTCTACGATGAAAATAATACTTTCCCGTCCGACCGCAGCCGTAATAACACAGTTCTTTTGTTTTATTCTGCTTTGGTTTTCTAGTCTTAGGATCTATCATTGCCATAAAGCACCTCTATCATCATTTACTTGGAGTATAAATTACAAGCTTTATGATGATTTTTTATCTTCTGATGCTTGTCTTACCGCAAACTCTAATAAGATTTCTCTTTTATTTTTATCTGGCTCTTCTAAGACTAGCTGCAACGCATTATTTAAAATAGCTCCAAACAGGGGTCCTGGTTTCAGCCCAATTCCTATCAGATCAGTACCGTTTATAGCTAAATCTTTTACACTAAGAGGCTGTTTAGTTGTTTGAATTATTCTTATTCTCTTTAATAACCTCTTAAAAGAATACGTTATTAAGGGCTTTCCTTGTTTGGCCAGATTGGCTCTTCTATCTGCTAAACGAGCTCTCAAAAGAGATTTATAGTCGGGATTTGCCATAAATCTCTTTATTGCCTTATCGCTACTTTCTTCAGTATGATAAAACATGTGATTTCTGATAATGTTATCGACCCGCTCTATGTCATCATTTTTAAACTTTAGCCTTTTTAAAATCTTTGTGGCCATTTTAGCGCCCACTGTTTCGTGACCATGAAAAGTATAATCTTGAATTTCTTCGTCGAATTTCATAGTTTTAACCTTACCTACATCATGCAGTAGAAGCGCCAGTCTAAGAATTGGATCTTTCTTCTTAATCGCATCGGCTGCTAAAAAATTATGCATCAAAATCGACTCAGCATGATGTCTATTCTGTTCAACTTCGAAGCCCTCATGAAGCTCAGGAAGAACTTCTTTCATGAATCCAGTCGTGAGCATGAGAGTCAACCCTTTGATGACGCTAAAAGATTCAAACATTTTCATGAGCTCAGCGCTAATGCGTTCGGGAGCAACCTCCTTGATGAGGCCAATGTTGCGCTGGATAGCCTTGAATGACTCTAGATCTAAGTTCAGATCTTTGCTATTGGCAAATCGAATAGCGCGTAGCATTCTCATAGGATCCTGACGAATCCTCTTGTCGGGATCACCAACAAACCTGAGTGTTCTAGATTCAATGTCGGAGATACCGCCGACAAAATCAAACACTTGCTTTGTCTCAGGATCATAAGCCAATGCATTCACAGTGAAGTCTCTACGACGGACATCTTCGCTAAGAGACGATGCAATAGATACTGACGTTTCCTTAGCAGATCGTGCTTCTTCGTCATCTATTCTGTAAGTTGCAACTTCGTGACCATCTACGATGTTAACTGCAAACTTTGCACCCACAGAACCAGGGATTCCGAAGAGCTCATGAATCTGCTTTGGATGAGCCGAAGTCACAATGTCGAAATCCTTTGGAGGTTTACCCATCAGAGCATCTCGCACACATCCGCCAATGACATACGATTCATGTCCATTATCTTTCAGCTTCTGAATGATTGCCAAAGTCTTGGGACTAAGGTCGATGTGAAAAGGATACTTTTTCATTTCTTTTTGTTTATCCTGAAGAGTCGGTTTGCGTTCTTCTGTTTCCTCATAAACGTATTTCTTCTTACCAGTTTTGGTAGAAGTTATTCCTCAAGTATTTATGATTAGGTTTAGTTTGACCTTGCTTCATTATTTTATCCTATTTGAAAGAGATTGTACATTACCAAATAACACCGCCCGATGAAGTTGCAGGAGCAGCAGGAGGAGGTTCATCACCATAATCTATCACTGCCATAAATGATACACCTGTAGAAAAATCACTAGGGACTGAATCTACACCTAAGTCAGCTGTTTCAGTTGAAATGATTGAACGAATAATGCAAGGTCTTTCTACTTCAGGAGCTTCAGAGTATTCTGTTGGATTTGCAGCATAAAGATAAGTTCCATCTGAGACTATTCCTAGACATTCTATAGCGTGAAAAAATACTTCATCAAAAGGAGGGTCTGGAGGAGGCACCGTATAAACAGGATATAGATCAAAAGCGTCTGATGTTTTTTCTCCTGTTGTTTTATCTACTTTGTATATAAGCATTTCTTTGTTCCTTATATTACGAATTCATATTCAGATATATAAAGATCATTACTGTCGCATGTTATCGCAGCAATCTTAAATACATCTGGGGTTAGTTCGTCAACAAAAACTAGAGGTCCTGATCCTGAATATAGTTCGAATTTTAGAATAGTTTCTTCATCTGAAAGAATGTACAAATAGCTATCATCGCAGCAAGGATGCGTAATGTTGTTGAAACTAGTAGAGCCATCATAAACAGTAAAGTCATCAACAAATTCCATCGTATTTGCATCAAGAACAAGAAGTCTATCTTGTGAATCTGACAAAGTAATATAAACATAAGTTCCATCTGTTGCGCATCCAACACAAATGCCAATATCATCAAAATAAGTATATTCTGCAATCCAAATGGCGTCTTCTATTTCACTGTTTATCTCAAACTTAGCGATTAAAGGATAAGAATCGCCATCATTATAATGATGAGCCACATAAAAATATGTTCCATCTGTACATATTCCAGCAGGCTGAAACAGCGATACGGTCTCATCATAAGCATGCGAAAACTTAGAAACATATGATAGATCCGAAACTAGTCTTTCAACGATTCTTAGATTGTATTGATCGAGCATGTATATGCTAGAACCGCTGATTATAAGCATGTATGGTTCGTCAAAATTGTCATCGCCAGATCCAGGAGAACCCGCAGATGAAACAAAAGACAAATCAGATTTCAAAAACTTTTTTATCTCACATGAGTTAGGATCAAGAGTATACAAATATGTTTCATCGACTTCTAGTCCTGAGACTGCAATTCCTATCGCAGACATCCATATTCCGTCAAGAGTTAGATCTGAACAGTTTATCCGCTTCAGACGTTCGTCATATATATCATAGAAATAAACATGACTTCCGTCTGTTGATATATGAAATATTCCATAGAATTCACCAGGAGGAATGGGATCATATACTGCTACTCCTGTCATGTCTGATTTCAGCAGCTTAGAAAACTGAGGTGAAGTGAACCCGTCTATATTTGATAAATATAAATAATCACCTTCAGAACGAATTGCGTGAAACCCAACATTATAGACTGTCGAATCTACTTCGTATGTAGTCGTTGAGTCAACAAATGAAAGATCGTCGACGTCGAGTCTTACAATGCTAGCAACATATTCGTCTTCATCTATGTTGCTGATATATAAATAATCGTCATCGGCATGCATAGAAACAAGATAGGGGAATGCCGACACCAACCCTTGAACGGCGACATCTTGAACAGCACCGTAGTCAGACAAGAGAACTTTATATAGTCTTCCGCTATAATCATCGTCGTCTATGTAATAGAAGAGATGCGTAGAATTTATGGCCATCATAGTAATGTTTTTAGTAGAAGGTTTTGTATATTCTGTCATTTCTCCAACAGTGGTCAGACCGGGAACACTTTTTTCGACTATCTTATTATTTTGAGTGTCGCATATGTAGATTGATTTAGCCATTTATTTCTCCTACCATATTATATTTCCATGAGTCGTTTCGGGAAAAGTGCTGGGCCAAGGAGCCGCAGAAACCTCATTGCTTGGATCAGATTCTAATCCTAATGCATCCAAATAAGCCACTACAATATAATAATAGTCTACGTCAACCAGCAAATCAGTGTGCTCATAGGGACTAATCACATCGGCTATCTCTGTGTCGGCCGTTGTTACACCCGGAAAGAAACTCCAGTAAATATTGAATGTTATCGCATCTGGATTTACTTCTAGTAAACCGAAAGAACCATAAACCGGCTCAACGGCATTCCAGTTTCTAACAAGAACGTTATCGATCCAAACAACCTCACCAGCGGCTAAAGATGCAACTATCTCGAAGTTTCCAGGGTATGATGTAGAAGTTTGCATGGGAGTGCTCTGTTTCGCTAAAGATCCCGCAACGTAATAATCATATGTGTAGGCAGTCCAGTTCCAGTTTCTAAACTCAAGCTCGTACCATATTCCTTGATATATGTCTAGCCCTGTATCATGAACAGATCCATCATAATATCTTATGTCTGTATTTTGAATATAGGCGTTCATTATTTTAGTGCCATTTCCGTGCCTAAAATAAGGGCCGCCAGCAGTATAGTTTTTGAACATTCTACACTGTATTGCCATGTTTTCACTTGCGGGACATAATATTCTCATGTCTGGAGCAACACCAGTATTTTCAAATCTAGCACTTCTAGTTCCTGAATAACAATACATCGTTGAAATCGTTACATTCCCAGCAATGCCAAACCAATCACCTCCTATTGGATCTCCATTGCTTCCTCGTTCAAAATCATCAAAAACAATAAATGTATCTGCACCGCTAGAAGCAGAAACAGCAGAATCATTTCCAAAATACATATAAAATGTAGTAGACGTTGTTGCTATCGAATCAAGCTTTATCCAAACATCAGCTCTTTGATTGGGATTTGTTCCCGAAATCAATTCAATCCAATATGGAAGAAGAGTTTCGCCGTCTGAGGTTGTAAATCTCAGATCAGAAAAATCAGATTTGCAAGCAGAATTGCAACTTATTTGTCTTCCTGACGTTGAAGTTGATTGACCGACATAAAGTTTCATCTGATAGTCTGTTAGGATTCCCGACGAATGACTTACAGTGAACTCTTTTCTAAAATTCCAGCCCGATAACCATGCCATTACGAATGAGTCCAAGAAATAATATTTTTCAATCTCTCAGGAGAAGCTGATGCAACAGGAGGATTTATCGATGAAGGAGAAGGGTCGGCGTCATATAATGTATAAACCGTTGTTCCAGCTAGAGCAAATGTTTTTCCGTTAGAGGTCCAAGCACCGGGATAAATACCGGCCGAGGGGATGTTTGTTGTAAGAATATCCCAAGCTGCAACTCCATACCGTTTTCTATATACTGTGCTATTTACTCTAGTATCCGACATATATAAATCACCATTAGGATCTTTTCTTATTCTACTATAAGACATTGCACCAGCAGGAGAAAAAGCACATTCAGTAAATACCTTCGTTGTTCTATTGAAAGAAAATATTTTCCCTCCAGTATATGGAGCCGAACCATTATATGAAGTACACCATATTATATTATCATCTGCTGGGTCTACATGAATACCTACCATTGCATAAGGAGGATTCACCACTGGACTATTGGCTTGCTTTACAAAAGCAGATGTATCTGTAGAACTCTTCGACCATATTCCTCTCGCCGTGGTGAGCGCGTACAACATTCCGTCATTAGTTATTGTTATACCGTGGCAGTTAGGCAGCGTCGAACCAGAAATGTATGCAGTAGCGTTTGTTGTCCCATCTATCTTTATAACGCCATTAGCCCAAGTAATAATAAACTTATCATTATTAGATTCTTTCAGGCACATATCGGCATTATAATCACCCGTATTAGATTTTCCAATAAAACGAACGAAATCTACCTGCCCTGGATTCATACAAAATATTCGACCATCGGAACTATATGCAGAAGCAAAAACGACATCGCTGTTATCTACTAACAGTGTGTTACAGGACTGCACAAGCGTGTCATACTCATAAAAATCAAAATCAGCCACTAGAACTTCTCCAGACCATTTCCGCTATAAAGAAAAGCAGGTTTACCGACATGTTTCGCCTGAGAAAGCATGTTTTTGGTTCCTTTGCTTTCATTGATATTATAGTGAAAACCTACAACAACATCGGGCTTACCTTCTTTGAGCATTTGCGAGTTACGAATAGGACCAGCAGCACGACCGAACTTTTCCCAGTTAGCCGGATACTTTTCAACCGCGATGTTCATTTCTTCACCAACTTCACGAGCAAGAGAATCGGCACCGGGAGCTTCGCCTTCAATGATTACATTAGGCTGAAACTTTTCCACAACGCGTTTTATAGCGACTTTGTCATACCAACGCCGGTCACCACAGATGAGTAATCTCATTTAGCCCTCCTTTATTCGTAAAGTTTTATTATAAATCTTCTCGCCAAGATAGTACATCATTATTTTCGTGCTTATTGAACTTAGTTACTGGTCTCTTGCTTCCAAAGCGCTTGAAATGCTTCTTTTTAGTTTTCGTAGAACGTTGAATTTTTTCAATCATTTTCTCATCTTCTTTTTCGTTGAAGAAATCCATAGTGTTCTCCTTATGCTATCATTTGATTGTTGAACCTACTAAGTATTTTATCACGGTTTGCGAAGTGCTCCATTCCATTGCTAATGATAGCAAAGGGCTGTTGAGGTATTAGCTTATCTGTTGAAATCGAGTACATCACATCATCTTTGTTATAAGAAACTCTACGCTTGAATGATTTACCTGAGAGTGTCTTCACTCGTTTCGTATCATTTATAACGATGAGTTTCAAATCAGATGATAAAACCTCGCAACATTTTATCAAGCCAGCTTTTCTATAAATCACATTGAGACACAAATAAAGCTCTTCATCATAAAGAACCCAATCTACGTGTGCTATTTTTCCAGAGTATTTATCTTTTAGAAGCGGAAGTTTCCAGTTTTGTTCGAACACTGGTGTAAACATTTTCATTTGTTGTGCGTATTTTTTAGCATTTACAATGTATTTCTTTGTTGAAACTATTTTATTTTTCAAATCCGGGAGAAGCAGAAGTTCAGTCAAAGATTGCATGTCTACCTCGATTTAGAGATTGATAATGTGCTTTTTATAATGTTTCCCTTGTTTATCTTCATTACTTTAGATTTTCTTATTATAGCTACATTGATTGATTTATCTTTTTTATAGTACATTGAAATAGCTTTAGCAAGTCTACGAGCTGTTCTGCTTGTATAGCTAAGAAATAAATCGTCCTTATTTAGCTGGTTGTAAATCATGACAGCATAAAGAGCCTTCGTTTCGGGCTTTACAGATTTAGACTTTGCTATAGCCATACTAAAGCCTTCAATAAAGAAATCATTAGGATGATGAACTTTATAGTCTACAAGCTGTTCATAGAGAGTCTTATACTGGTCTAATGAGAGGTTCTTTCCCTTGTAGAGGATAGTATAAAGAGCCTTGAAGATAGCAAAGTTACGAAAGTATCCAACAGCTTTGAGAATACTAGTTATGTTTTCCTCATCGGAAGCTAAAACTATGTCGGGATGTAGAAATCGAAGACTTCTAGATTTTATCAGTTGTTTAGCTGTCATTAGTCTTCTTCGTAAGCCTCTGCTTGTTTGTCGAGCTCATCATCACGAATCTTCTGAACTTCCTCAGCTGATAATGTTCGATGTTTTATAGATTCTTTAGGAGTAAGCATACCCGGAACTACGACGTACTCTCGTTCGTTCGAATAAGCCCAATAATCTTCATTTTCCCACGAATTGGCTAACAGAATAGCTTTTGCAGGAACCTCGGCTTCTGAGATAACTTTTCCAAATCGTTCAGCGACTATCTTGTCTTCTGTCCACGATGACGCTGCAGACTTTATTTCACTATTTCCATTTCCTCTATAAAGAACTCGAGGAGCATCTTGAATGGTGCGCTGAGTATTTTCATACACTCGACTGACTGCATCTGATAATGCTTCTCTAACTTTGACGTTTCTCGAGGTTGTTACTCTATTAGATGCCACGTGATAGTTAACGTAAGTTCCTCTGTCTATTCCATTTTCTTCTACAAACTGTTCGATTGCATTACTCATAGTAGAGCCATGAGATGCATTTGACCACAGTTTTATGAAAGCAGCTTCTTTAGACACAATGGGAACATCTTTATTGAGAAGAAGCATTGTGTTCATGGCGGCTTCAAATGTATTAGTCTGCGATGGTGGCAGATAAGAAAGAGACTGCAATGAATCTTCGTCAGAATAAATGTCTACACCGTCTTTAGCTCTTGTTAGTAGTTCCACGAAGTGCTGATAAGAACCCTTGTTTACATCGTGGCCAGATAGAAATCCACCAATAGCAAAAATANNGAATCATAGAAAGAGAGCGAGTTGTTTACATTCATTGATAAAAATGCGAATCCACTATTCTTAGCGATGTTAGAAAGATGATTTTTCATTATGTTTTCGTCGATAGCTTCTAAGTCTCTTACTTTATCTACGACTTTACCGACCGCATGAGAATAAGTTCTCATTGCACCATCGTAGATTCCCTTTTCTTTCACGTTCCACTGATTTGCGAATGCTTTCATGTCGTAAGAAACTGCTGAAGATCTCATTGAGTCGCTGATGAATAAACCAAAGCTTTCTATCATCTTGCTTGCGAAATGTATTTCTTCGGCGTCTTTCAGGCTTTCAACTGCAGGGATTAGATGGTCTAAGTAGAATCTAAATCCGTTCTTTACGAATCTGTCTCGAAGTTTCATCATGGTGTCGACTGATTTATAGATTTCATCCATCATAAAGTCGATTCGAGGGTCTGAACCCTGAAGCCATGAGTAGTCGCCAACTTCATCGTCGAATCGTTTTATTGCATCTTTTATTTGTTCAACTGTTTCGTTGAACTTGTCGGCAATCTTTATGTTTCCCGCATTTGCACTGATTTTTTTCGCCATGTCGACTTGAAAAATCTTTTCAACCTTACCGCTGTTTAAAAATGCATTTATTGCGACAGCTTTTTCATAGACACCTGAAAGACCTGCTATAGCTTTCCTTACATCATTCTGAGCTACTGGGCTGAGTTTCTTGTCGACGACCGCAATGTCTTCATTTCCACTCTGACTGAAAGTTGTTATGTTCAGAACCCTAAGTGTTTTATTGACATTATTGATAGTAGGACCATCTACATCAGAACCAAAAATCTGTTGCCCTACTCCTATTCCTGTTTGAGTGGCTCTGCTTTCAAGCTTTGAAATCCATTGCTCGGCTGTTATTCCTTTTGTAAAGTCGGGGATTCCTTCGGGAACTCGTCTAAACTCCTGGAAGGGCAACTGCTTTTTCGGAGCCTTTTCTTCTGAGGGACCTTGCTTCTTTCCAATGAGAGCAGCGAGCTGTTCCATGAGCCCGCCCTTGCCCTTCTTTTCATCCTCTTTCTTGGGACCCTTTTCTTTAGGTTCCGTGTAGATGTATTTGTATTGACCGGGCGAACCCTCACGACGTAGATACTTATGACCGGGCTTTTCCTCACCCTTCTTTGATTTGAACAAATCATCTTCCTCTGATTTATTCACATAACCCCAGCAAACTAGAAGCTTAGAAATAGCAGACATCAAATAAGAGTCCATGTCATGTCTTGGCTCACGAATCATTCTAACTAGCTCGTGAATGGGAACCCAGATGTTCGTAGATTTCTTTTCAAAAATAGAACCATCAGTTGTAGGTTTTCCCTGATGAAGTCCCGTCACATCTACGATGCATAGTACGTCTGCGTTTTTATAGAAGCCACCAGCTATGATTTCACCTATCTCCGAGAAATAACGAGGTTCTGCAAGTATTCCGGCTTCCTCGAGAAGTTCTCTACGAGCAGCTCCTCTCCATCCATCATCATCGGCATCCATTCTACCAGTTATGATTGACAACATTGTGTCGTGAATGGGAGTATACTCATCTCTAATAAGAACTTCTCTGCCATTTGTGCCCATTCGATAAGGGATTATTGCAACACCTTTACGATTATCTTCATACACGTACCCTGTCTTGTCTTCCTGCATAATAGTTTTATGAGGATTATTTAGCAGGGTCTTGTCTTTTCTTACGAATGTTATACCCTTAAGATTTATCAACATCAGTTCTTTCCTTACCTGTGTCTTTTTCATCGGCATCGCCATCTGGCCATTCAATTTTCACATACTCATTCATGTCTTTATAGCCAAACTTCTTTTTAGGCTGCTCTTCTTTTTCTCTAGACTCTGAGAATAGAGTTGAAGTGCTTACATCGGCACGCTGCCGAGAATCCATCTGCTTGAATCTTTTCCAGTCATAGTATTTAGTCATTTTTTCTTTTCTTCCATTCTTTCCAGCTTTGATACGACTTATAGAATGCTTTCGACTTGTTAGTTGCACGAAGGAGCTTTTTCTTTTTAGATTCCTGCTTCAGATTTTCCTTGCCTTGTCTTTCCATTTCATCTAGTCGTTTATAATAGTCGGGAAGCTCGGCTAGATGATCCATGGCAATGTCGGCAGCCGCCACTTTCTTTTCGTCTTCATCCATTTCTTTATGCTTTCCGACATGTTCCATTTCAACATCGATGCCAGATTCAAGTTCCTTTTGGTCAACATCTTTGTAATCTAGATCGTCTCCTTCGCCACCATCGATAGGATTAGGTCTTTTTGACCGAGTTATTTCAGCACCGCCTGGTAGGTACGCATCTCGATTTTTTATAGGATTCGTTGTCGGATACTTCTTTGTTATCTCAACTGGTTTTTCAACTTTTTTATCTAGTTCAACCCGAATCTCGTTTATGTTTTTAGCATCTTTTATATCTTTTTGCAGAGATAAGAGCTGAGATGATTTTTTAGCACTAGGGTCTGGATCATTGTCTAGAGCTGCTTTGCGAGCTCTTGCCATTGTTTCATCTATTTCTCTATTGCGAGCAGCATCTCTAATGCGAGTGTCTATTTTGCTTCTTCCTGGAACTTCAAGAGGGTCTTTTCCTTTAGCTTCCTGTTGCTTTATCCACAAATCTTTGAAAGCACCTTTGCTTATTTTCATCGACTTTTTATTGAATCCTCTAGCCCATTTATCAAAACCAGGATGTATTTCACCAGCATCGTCATGAGCATTTACATCTGAAGTATCAGATTCGCCTGCTCTGAGATTAGGACCTTCTGGCTTTCTAGTAGTTCTACGAATCTTTTCATGAACTTCTTCGGTCGTCATCGGTCTACGAGGAGGACGATCCGCAGAAGGTTCACCCGACATAGCCTTACCAACATGTTTCTTATTGAAAGTTGTAACCTTTAGTGAGTTGTCTTCTTCGTTTTCATCGTTGGTTCCAGTAAGAATAGCCACCAGAGGCTTGAAACAAGGAGCCAGCGGTTGATTTTGAGTATACTGAAGAACCAGATTCTTTATGCTTTTATCTGCTCTTTTAGCTTTTACATCTCTACCTTCTTCTGTGAGATGAACGAAAACTTTAGAAGCCTTCTTATTAGGGTCGATAGGCTGATTGAACGTCACAGTCGCACCAGGATACTTTTTAGTGTATTCGCCGATTGGTTTTTCAGACTTCACCACGACTTTTCTACCAGCTATGATGAGAGATTTCTTAGCAAGTCTCTTTCTAACCTTAGCAGGGACATGGTCTGTTCCCTTATACTGAGTGTCTGGACCGTGCTCGCCCTTGAAGTTCCCTGGATGATACGAAGGGACGCCTTGAGGAGCCTGATTGCCTACAGTTTGAAACGCTTGAGCATAGGCCTCGCCAGTTCCGGGGGTCGAAGGAAAGTCTTGCTGCTTTGTGTCTCTAAGCCTAAATGGGTCAGTCGCAGCAGAAGGAAAATCGAGCTTTTCACCTTGCTCGTCACTCTTTTTACCAGCAGTTCTGAACACTAGCGGAGTGTAGTGCTCAGCCTTGACGAGCTCAGGAGACACCTCACACTTGTGATAAATGTAGTTAGCCAAAGCCCAGCGAGTCTTGCCACCTTTAGTCTTACCAGCAGCTTCTTTAGCTTTATCCCACTTAGCTTCGTCTTCTGGTGTTTTTACGAATCCTGGCATGATTGTTCTCCTTCAACTGATTCAACTTCCTGACTTTTATTTGTAGTTTCTTCTTTTTCCGCGATTGCCGTATAGTGAATCCCTTGCTCAAGCCCACCTAAAATCTCGTATTGCATGTTCTATTACTTCCTATTCTTTCCAAAATAACTTTCGAAATGATCATAGACTTCTTTTTCTTTCTTTTCAAGCAGCTCAGGTGTAATGAAATACCTTGAGAATGCTTCTGCAAAATGTTCTTCTGCGCTTATTGACGCATACGTGCTGACCATGTACATCTTTATTGAATCTTGAAGCATTGTTTCTTTATCTTGACCTTTAGCGCCAGAAAGCTCTACTTCTTGCTCTGCCTTTTCTCTGATTTCCTTGTCTATTTTTCCGAATGAATCGACAAACTTTATTGAATCTTTTGTCTGTTTTTCCAGAGCCTTCTGAGCTTCTTTCTTTTCCTTTTTCATCGGATCGTCTTTTGCTATTTCATCACGTGAAGTGAGGGGTTGCTTATGTTTGAATCTAAGAGCACCATAGAAAAATGCATGCCCTACTTCGTGAAGCATAACAGCCTTTTTATCGATTTCCGACATTCCACTTGGAAAGTTTGAAATAGAAAATGCCATTTTTCCTTTAGAGACATTGAATGAGCCAGAAGCATTAGTAAAAGCAGGAGTATTTCGCAGTTTGTCTGGAGCCTCTAATGAATCTAAGAATACCTCATGATCATCTGTTATTCTAATGTAGTTGCAGGCCGCGTTGATGTTTTCAAAGTGAACATCATCGATTCCTTTCAATGAATCGACTAACAACGTTTCGTAGTTTTCATCAGATGAATCAATGAGTGAAATAAATGAGTCTCGTCTATCTGAAGGAACCTCTTCCTCTTTCTTTTTACGAGGAGTAGTTTCTTTATAGATGTATCGAACATTTCCAGACTCTGTGAGCTCTTTCCTGATGTACTTTGCGTTCGCCTTTTTGCGTTCAGTAGTTTGAACGGCTTTTTCTAAATCTGAAATAAATGATTTCGCATACCCTCTTGAAGCTAGTTCTCTATCAAGAGCATCGAGTTCGTTATTTCCCCTTACGAAGTTCATCATAAACTTTTCGTCGAGCATTGTATAGACTTTACCCATGTCGCGACGAAATCTAAGAGTACCTATTTTTAGGCCATTCTTTGCGATTATGTCTACATCTGAGAAAATATTGGTTTCTTTTCCCATTATTTTTCTTTTACCCATACTCCTCATCTGAATAGAAAAGTTTCCTGGTGTAAGCTGCTTTTTCAGTTGTTTTTTCAGTTTACTTTCACGAACAACATAAAGCTCATTATCGTTAGTCTTCTTATTATAGAATGGCATCACCATTACCATTTCAGATACCGATGAATCAGAAAAAGCTCCCGAAAAAACCTCATACAAATCGTCAGTAAATCCTTTTGCAAAAACATTATCGTTCAATGCGTCGAAGATAACCTGCTCTGTTTTTCTAGAACGATAAGTGTTTATCGCACTTGCGATTTCCTTAGTCAGCTCTCTAAACTCACGATAAATAGCAATCTGGTCTTTTGTAAGAGTTTCAGCTTCTGGCATCTTTTTCTTTATGTACTTCTGATAAGTCGTTGCACCCTGTTTCTTTAGTTCGTCTATCCTTTGCTGCTGTTTAACGAAATGTTTTTTTGCCAATGACTGAGCTTCTACCAATGAGTCGTCCCATGCTCTCTTCATTTTAACTGCATGACTTCGCACAACATGAGCGGTTTTTGAATCTCCAGATTGAAGAAGTCTATCGGCAACTGAAGTATAGTTTTCTATCGCTGTTCCCATACTATTGTTCTTTAGAGTAATGGGCGACGTCCCCTGAAAAGCTTTTGATGAAATACCAATCGCACCTGGAATTCCCGTGTTCAAGTCAAGAAGGAGCAATCCCAAATCATTGTTTTTATCAACTTGTCGGGCATCCATAATCATCAAGTCGGAAACAATGTCTTTTCTCTGAATGTGAGCCGTAGAAACCAAACGAAGGTCTTCAAAATCAATGTTGTACATTTCACCAGATGTTTGTCGAAAATAATCCCACATCTTTTTATTATCTCCGACCAATCTAGCAAGATGAAAGTCATTTTTAGTTTCTTTTAGAGCAAATAATCTATCGGTCAAGTCTTTTAGAATCTTTTGATGATGACTGTCTGTGTACGTATCGAGATAATAACGTACTTTCATCACAGCATCATCAATGTCTTGGACTTGAGGCAATGCTGCAAAGATTTCCCATGTTCTACCATAGAAAGCCGTAAAGTTTGTCTCTATGTCTTTTTTATACGTCTTTACAGCAAAATCGCTTTTCGCAAAACTCAGGAAGTCCTCTATAGATGATTTTTCCTCTTTTACAAAAGACTCATCCTGGCTGAATCGTTTATTTTCTTCATCTGTAAAATCTTGACTGCTTGTTCCCTGCTTAGGATTATGATAGAAATAACGGTATCCACCTCCAGGTAGAGGAACACGATAGAGATACTTATGGCCAGGTTTTTCCCAGCCCTTTTTAGATTTCAGCAAGTCAAATAGAGCCGCAACGCTTATTTTACGTAGCATTCTGTTCTCCAGTTGAAGCCTGTATTTTTTGATTGTACTCTGTTGTGCGATTCAAAGCCATGTTGAACATTTTCTTGTATTCTTTAGCAGCGACAGCAGCGGGAAGATACTCAGAGACCTTAGTTCCAAGATTAGTCGTCATCAAATCGAGTTCTGAAATGATAGATTCGGGAAGAACCTCTTCACCTCTGTCGAGCATCGCCTTTGCGGCACCGTTGTAATCAGATGAATCGAAGTGTTTTGAGTATCGTCGATACTTTTTATCTTGAGAGACAGCATTTTGAAAATCTTCAACCATTTGAAGCATGTCTTTATCTGACGGTGCCTTATTTCCTTTAGCTTCGTCATAGATGTATCGATACGTACCATCACCCGCATTTTCGCGCTTGATGTATTTGTGCCCTTTCCTTTCGAGCCCTAACTGCGAGTTGGAGCTCTTTGGCTTTACTTGTTTTCCCTTGGGAACCCCGTAAGTATTAGCCTTTCGTAGAAAAGTTACATTATTTATAAGTATCTTAGACATGTTTATCTTCCTTGTAGATTAGAGCATTTGAGATTTTCGCCAACATAAATATCTTCTCGATGTATTCTGCAACTGTTTTGCTTTTCTTCATTACACCAGTAAGATGAGCCATTTTCAAGCTATTTCGTTCCTTCTGATTCAGCTCGTGCTCGTAATCGAAAACACTTACTACTCGAGCAAACGACAAAAATGCTTTTTTATCCATTATCTTTAGTCCAAAAAGTCCTCTATAGACAATCTGCTCGTTGAGATTCAAGTCGATGCAGAACGCCATTCTGCCCTTGAACAGAATAGAGTTGAAAATGATAATCTTACCGCACTTTAGTTCGTCGATTATTGGCATTAGTTTGGAAACCTCGACTGTCGTTTTCGTTGCTGCTTTACTTCATCATCTAGTTCTGTAACTTTTCCTTTATCTGAAGCCACACTACTGAGTCCTCCAGCTGCGGGTTGGCCACAAGAAACCGAACCGAAGTCCTTGAATAATGTCATCTCAGTGTAAGAACGTTCGAGTTCGTTGAGCTTCTCTCCCATCCAGGCATCTGTCTTTAGAGCTTTGATTGTCAGCTGCATGAGTTTCTTGTTGTAGCCTTCAATGAACTTATCGTCTTTTGTTATTCTAGCGCTCATTAGATAGTTCACTGCGATTCTGAAATCCTCTTTTGTCACTTTAGATGGATTGATTATTCCCGAACGAACAGCATTGTCGTATTCATAACTGAAGTTGTTTATCGTTTGGGCTTTTTCTTCTGTCCCGTACTTGTCCCACTGAGACTCCGCAAGAATCTTGTCGGCAAAATCTAACAAGAAAGAATCAATGACATCGCTTTCTTTTAGTATGTCGGCTCTATACTTGTCGGCAACGCTGAAAAGTTCTTCAGACTTTATCTTTTCGTATTTGAATAGATTCCAATCTTCATTATTTAGTATTGCATCTCCAACAGCTTTATAAGATAAAGACCTTAGCCCTTTTAGTTTCCTAAAATAAGATTCCGTTTTGGCTTTTATCATTGAACCGTCTTTGAATCGAATGACAAAGCCTTCTAAATCTTCTTTCGCATTTTTCTGAAAATCTGAAAGCTCGTCAAAACTGTGAAACTCATGAGTTTTCGGAGATTCTATTCCAAAACTATCAGCTAGTCTTTGAGTTTCAAGAAAATCTTGCATCTTAGAGGTTTTCAGGTCTCTTACGCCGTGAAGAAACAACGCGCTTTTCTTTCCATAGCCAACTACAACTCTATACTTAGGGTCAATCAGTTCCAAAACCATAGACCTGCCGTCTTTTAGATAGTCTTTCATTCTGTCGTATTGACCACCCTTGCGCACAATCTTTTCAGCTGTGTCTAGAAATCCTTTTTCATCTGTTTCTGGATCGAGCTGAGCCCTGGTTCCAAAACGAATCTTATCTGTATACTTGTCGTAGAATGCCTGAATAAGAATACCATCAACTTTTTCTGAAGCAAGAAATGGCTGTTCTGACATTTTCTTTGCCAGATTTGCAAGATTTCCGTCTATGTATTCATCCATGTTGAAGAACTTCTCGTATGGAAATGAAACCATCTCACCTGTTTCTTTATCGAAAGTTATTCCACGAACCATTCTCATCTGCATAGACCACTTAGGTCGTTTACTCTCAGCAATCTCTCTATTTATAGACTTGAAGAAAAAGTTATCTGCATAGTTTAGAGTAATGTATTTACCATCTTTTGAAAATGAAACATCAACATAGTTTGATAGTTTGTCGCCTGATTCGGATTCGAAGTCTTTATTGGTCAATCCAAAGAATCTTGAAAGCACTTCTCTACCAGATGAACTAACATACTCTTTTAGCTCGGCTCGGCTGCCTATTCCTCGTTCTCTTATAAATGCGACGAAGTCTTGAAGCTTTTGTTTTCCTTCGTTCAGTGCCTTTGCTCTATCTTCTTCAGAAAGCCCAAAGAATCTATCAGATAGTGTAGTCGCAACAGTAGAATGCTTAGGCTTTTTTTCTTCCGGCTTGAACTGGACCTTTGGAGCAACTTCAGGAACATACTCTATCTTTTCTGGTCGGCG